ATCTTTTTGCGTTTGATAGGTTTTCGAGTGTTCGCCATAATTAAAATTATCGCTTACTGATTAAGACAAACAGATCATCGACACGCTGTTCAAGTCTTGTAATTTGATCCTTCATACTGCTTCCAGAATTGGGTTTTAATTCTTGTAAGTAAGATTTAATAACCCAACGCAGACCCAGTAACAAACTTGTAGATACGGCGGATACGCCAACGGCTATACCAACCCATTCGTTGGCTGTCATTTCGCATTAAGTCCATAATCAGCTTCTTTGCCGGACTTTGGATCTAATGCTTTAGCAAGAGGTGCAACTAATGCTCCAGCGAGGATTGCAAACTCTGGTCGGATGTCAGCAACAATTGCCAACAGGACAGTAATACCGGAAGCAGCCACAGCTCTTAAATATGACTTAATTGCTGCCTTATGTTTGTTTGATAGTTTCATGCTTTGCCTCCTAGTAGTGGGATGTTAAAGAACTCTGAATTGTTATCTTGATCTTTTTTAAAACTGATATGTATATGATGCGTGTGCGGATTTCCTTTATACGATCTCCAACGCCATCCAAGTAAAGGGGATGCAATACGGCTTTGATGAATTACATAACTGATGCGACCATTGGATTTCCCGAATGATCGAATTTGATCTGCCAGATATGCTGAAAGCCCTTTGTCGTCAGAAAGCCGAGCGTCAATATCAATTGCTCGCACGCATCCTGTTGCATCTGGGTTGTGATCGCTCTTTCGTGTGCTATGTCTAGCATCACCAATCCACCCATCAGATTTGCGACTACGCTCTGGGAAGCAATCATCTATCTGCTCCCGTAATTGCACACCTGCTTTAGACAACCAAGGTTTCAATATGCACACTTCCCTAAAATTGTGCTTATAGTCCTAGTGCAAGTTTAAGGTCATTTAATTCCAAACCAACGCTTTGCAATTTGTCTGCAACTGTTGGTTGTGGCTTCACATAATTTTCGGCTGCTTCTAAAATTTGATCTAAAGAAGGTTGTGGCTCTGGATTATCCCAAAATACAATTTCCTCGCCACTTACAACCCAACCTGAATCAAAACCTAATGCGGTTAAACCATCAACGATTTGTAAATGCATAATTATGCTCCAATTTCCATCAATATAATTGTGCTTGTGCTACTATCTGTTTGAACTCTAACGCCATTGGCATTGATTCCATTTCTAAACTGTGTTTTGTAAGTCGTTGCAGAGGTGGTTGAAGGTGCATCTAATTTAACTAAACTCGTGCTGCCTACGCAATTACGAATATTTGTTTCCGTAAAACCAATGTTTTTGCTAATAGCAATTTCAGTAGCACCTCTTAATAATTTTATTTCAACACTACTATCCGCATTTCCTGTATCTTTTCTGACACCCGATTGAGTGGCTATTACCAAAATTTTAGAAGTAGCAGAACTTGGAGTAATTGTTGCTGTCAAGTTAGTGTCTATAAAAGTATCGGAAGTGCTTGTGGTAAGTGTTGTAGTTGTGCCTTCAACAACCTGCAAAACTTTGCCACCACCAGCAGGTGCAGCCCATTTTAATCCGGTTGATTCTGCACTATCGGCAGTCAAAACAGTTCCATTTGCGCCGACCGCAAGTCTTGCTGGAGTGTCCGCAGCAGTTGCAGAAATTAAATCTCCTTTAGCATCAACAATTGCATTTTGAATTGCATTGCTATCATCTTGTGCAACCCATTTGAAATCCATATCAGTATTGGAATTTTTTGCCAATACTTGATCGGTTGTTCCACCCTTGAGATCAACCAAAGAAGTATCAATTGCTGAACCAAGTGTGCGGATAGCAGCTGCGCCATCCTTAACCAGATCTGTGTCATCCGGTGTTTCCCAATTAAAATTTGTTGTGTTTGCCATATTAGGCTACTGCTCCAATCGCATTTTCCCATGTAAGTGTACCACTTAGAGTGTTCCAAGCCTCTGCGGCTGATACCTGTTCCCATTGAACTGCAACTTGGGAGAACTCAATCGGGCTCAGATTTATGGTTAAAAATAATTCGTTGAATCTAGTGCTCCAACGCCAGCCTTCAACATAACCCTCAAACTGTAAGGTTGGGGCTATCTGAACAGGCAAGTCTGTTATTCGCATTGGCTGACCTACAAAGATGCCAAGCAAGGCATCTCGGTCTGCATCATCAATGGCTGAGTTAGTCAATGGAAATGTAATGCTGTCAAATAAGGCTCTTGGATAGGATCTTAAAGATATAAACCTATTAGCCACAGCTTGAGCATCGGTCGCATCGTGCAAGACTGTGTTGATCGTTTCGCCTCGGTAACCAAATACCTCAATGCTGTCTAAATCAATTGCACTGACCTGTGAACCAAAGTTGTTTCCGTAATTTAGGAATACATCGTTGCGGACATCTGCGCCCCTAGTCAAAACCTTTAATCCTGCTCCAAAGGCTGTGTTTGCTGAAATCTCTGTGTAGCCATTATTGGCAAGATAATTCTGTCTATGTAAAGCATCGGCATATCCAATGCGACCTTCGTTGTCCTCATACAAAACACCAAATGCGCTATCAGCAATAAGGCTTGCAATGTTATAGACAGTATCAGGATTAGCACCTCGGTTTGAAATTTCATAAACTCCTGGTCGATCAATTTCGCCAAGTCCTAGATTTTCAGCATTTGCCCAAGTAACTGTTGGTTCATATCCTGCCCATGTTTCAGCTGCTGGCACTTCGTTCCAATTGTTTAAAAATAGATCAGCAAGCAATTCAAACATCTGGTCGCCATCATCATCTCTAGCCAATGTGCCGTCATAGATAACCTTTGGCAATTTAGCCAATGAACCTAATGCAAGGATTGTGTAAGTAAAAGTTTCTGCAACGCTACTAGCTGATGCAACCTCGGTGGTGATGTCTGTAATGTTGCCACCAAATAAAGTCCTAAAAACATTAGTGCTATCTTTGACCTGTAATGCTATTCCGTCATTAACTTGGAAATTGTAGTTTTCATTATTCAAAGCCACTAATGCGATTTGAATATAAGATGGGGTTGGTTGTGCGTAAATATCCTCACGCCCTGCTTGATGGGCTATATCAGAAATGGCAACATCGGTGTATTCCACACCATTGATGCTTAACTTATATTCAGGCGTAAAAACTGACATTATCTCGCTCTAGTGATGCCGCTGTTATAGAGCTGTGGAACTGATCTTGATGAACTTTGATTAATGACCTTAGCAACTGCTCTAGCAGCACCTTCAGAATCTACGGCTTGAACTGTAACATTAGTAACTGTTGTTCGATTTTCACGAACATTTGCAGGAACTGCTGGCAATGGTGCAGCCCCTAACATTCCTAATTGACTTGCACTAGGGGAAACATTTGGAATATATCCAACATCTCCTCCGGGCTTAATAATATTAACAGCTCTGATTGCTTGATTGGCTAATTCAGTTAATCCACCAACTACCTCACGAACGAGATTAATAAATCCTTTTAATATATCTGCAAGTCCGCCAATTGCTTTGCCAAATGTTTCAGCACCCTTTTGGCTTTGGGCTAGTCCTGCACTTAATCCTTGATCGCCAGTCAATCCTGCAATAAACGCATTCAATGCTGGAATACCTGTGGTGTTAAGAAATGTAATGAATTGCTCAACGGCTGGGAGTAAAGCAACACCCAAGGATTCTTTGGCTTCATCAAATCCTACTTTTAAGCGATCAATCTTTCCTTGGAATGTTTCAGCATTAGCAGCTGCTGCTCCACCATAAAGATTAGACAATCTTTCTTGAACTTGGGTAAAAGATAAGGTTGATAATTCTGCTTTAGATAATCCAAGTCCCAATCTGCCTAGAGCTGTGGTGTTTCCATCCTGAGCCCTGCCTAAGGCATTAGCAACAGTTTCAAGTGCTAAGCCTCGACCCTTGGCAATGTCTAAAGATAAGTTTAATAATTTTTGTGCTTCGTTAGTATCTTTTGTAGAAACTGCTAAGCGTTGCAAGGCTGGACGCAGTTGGTCATCAGCCACACCAGTTGCTAAAGATGTCTTGAGGATATAAGCCTCAGTTGCTGCAATTTGATCCTCAGTAGCCCCTGTGGCGGTGCGTAAGGCAGCAGCCAGCCTTAACTGAGCAGCCTCATCCTCAATGGCAGCCTTGACCCCATCAACGGCTAATTTAGTGCCATAGGCAACGGCAGCAGCAGCAGCGACTGCAAAAGCAGCAGCAGCCTTCTTGCCAAACTCTGAAATCTTGCTTGAATTACTTTCGACCGCTTTGTCCGCTTCGCCTAGCTTCTTTTTTAAGTCATCAACATCGGCAAGGATTGATAACTTTAATGTGCGATTACCGGTAGCCA